CTACTGTGTATTCCTTATTCTTAATCTTAATAAGTGCATTGTTGAAGCGTTCTGCAGATAATGTCTCTTTAACTACTTCCTCCTTAGATGCCTTCTCACCATCATCATCAACAGCTTGAAGAGATAGAGCAGCTTGAAGAGTATATCTCCTGTAGTAAGTGATAGCAGAGCCCATATTCTGAGGATTAACTCCTTGAGGCAAGTCCATGCATGATTCAAGCATTGCACCTGAGTCAATGTCAACTATCTGAGTGCAGACACTGTTGCCTTGAATAGGCTGTAATAGTATCATTCCATTCTCTAATAGGATAGGCTCAACAGCATCCAGGATGGCATTGAGGTCAGCATACTTAGAATGATGGCTTTGTGCGTTCTTAGTTACCTTGCCAATCTGTAACTTGGCTTGATGTAGCTTCTGATGTAGAGTTAGTGCCTCTACTTGATTAGCCTCTCTGATTTTCTCAGAGGATGATTTTAATTCTTTTTCCATGTGATTAATATTTTCAGCAAAGATAATAGATTTTTGCATATATGACAATAAAAGTTATTAACAGTTATCTGTTGATTCATTGTTGATAGTGCTCCTAACTGCTCTCCTCCTCCTCTTGAGGCTCTTGATATACACATCATATCTGACTAATGGGGATGGTTTGTGTTTCATATAAATAGGTTTAATTGATTAGTGTGATTAGTTATCCTCTGCATTGCCTTATCAAAGTACTCCTTATCAAGCTCACATGCAGTCAAGTCAAAGCCGTAGTCATGGCAAGCAATAGCTATTGAGCCGCTGCCTAAGTGAGTGTCAAGTATCTTGTCAGTTGGTTTAGCGTATTTGTCTAAGAGCCATTTGTAAAGTGCAACGGGTTTTTGAGTGGGATGGAATCTATCTAATTGATTACTATTAATTTTTACAAGTTGTGAGTGAGATTTGAATGAAGTCCAAGCCATTTCAATTTGGCTCATAGTAGGTATGTAAGTCATTTTATCCCAAACTATAAAACATCTTGTAGGAGATAAGTCAAAATAATTACCACCCCAAATTACTTGATTTTTACTAACTCTAAAAAGTTGGTCAAAGTATTTTTTAGTTGGTATTGAGTTATCCCATGTTTTGTTTGACATACTACTTTCATATTTTGATAATGAATTTTTAGAAGTTCCCTCTTTAAAACCACTTCTATCTATTTCAGTAGCTATATTTATCCCATAAGGCGGGTCAACAATAGCCAAGTCAAAGTAATTATCAGGATAACGTGCCATTAGCTGCATGTTGTCTTCGTTGGTGATGGTTAGCATAATCCAAGTGTAAATGATTCATACCATGTCACAAAGCTATCAAAGTCTCTCACAATGATATACACTCCACCTGCTCTCTCAATGGATGCTTGATATTCCTTCTGAGCATCTGACTGTCTATCCTTCCCATACTTAATCTCGATCTTAACTGACCGCCCTCTGATCGTTGCTGATATATCGGCAGTTCCTTTGGTTGACTGTCCAGGTGTCCATTTGCCAGGTAACTGCTTATGGTAAGCAAGTTCACCTGTTCCCACTTGTATCTTTGCTCCTTCCCTGTACTGACCTTGTGAGCTTATTCTCTCAGCTTGACCGCCCATGAACTGTATCCATGCAATGACACACTTTGTCAAGGCATTAGCAGAGTTATCTGTCCAATCTGTCTTTGGTATGTATGACTCAGGCATGTTAGGATACTTTTGTTTCAACTGCTCCATCATAAGAGCATTGAGTTTGTCTTTGTTAATTCGTTTCATTTTTTATGTATTCTATTATGGTGACAATTATAACATACTGACATTAGTTCAAACATCAATTCATTCCTCCAGTTAGCATAAGTAATATGATGTACTTCTGTTGCCTTAGCTTCTAAACATCCTTGGCAAAGATAGTTATCTCTTTTAAGAACTTTTTGTCTTATGTTCTGCCATTGTGATGTATGTAAATATTCAGAATGTTCTTTAAACCATTCTATTTGTTTTTGTTCATGTTCTTTATTTTTTTCTTTTTGAATTAAAATTTTATTTTTTTCATGTTCTTTATTTATTTTTTCCATTTCTGGTTTTTTATACTCTGAATAAAATCTTTCCCATGTAGGACCAGAATTCTCTAAATATTCATCATACTTTGATATTTTATTATTTTGTATTTTTTCTTTTAGGTTTACAACTTCAGAATGCTTAAATATACCTTTTGGATGTTTTTTTCCACAAGTACTACATTGTCTATATAATGTAATTCTTCCTGTTTCACCTATTTTATATACATACTCATACCAATGCTCACCGCAATTTATTGAATACCATTCATCTGACCATTCATCGTAAGTCTTTAAAGTACTGTAATCTGGAAAATAACTCATAATTTTAAATTTAAAAGGGTACATGTTTAATAGGTGTAAAATCATCTTCTGGCTCTTCTTCTGGCTCTTCTTCTGGTGCATTGATTATGAACTTACCAACACCACCAGAGTATGCTGTTTCAAGTTCAAAGCTATGATATTCACAGTATTTTTTAAGATTTCGAGTCACTAAGTTTTGTGATATATTTCTTTTACGTAACTCTGGAAAGCCATCCATTAGATCATCATAAGTCATTTTAATACTCAGATGTTCATTCTTTTTAAGGCCTCCAAAAAAGATATTCATCTCTTGGCCTATTATGTCAATCAATTTTCTGTAGTCAAGATTCTTTAATGGCATATCAATAAGGCCCATCTCAAGATAAATACTGATGCAGTTCATCATGTAGTTATCAAAGCAGGCCCATTCATCTTGTGACCACTCATTAAATAACTCATGGCCAAATTCCATTATCGGAGTATGTTTATCACTAAAATAACTACTCATCTCCACCTCATACTTCCTGGCATTGAATGAGGCACTATCTCCCTGGATGGTGTAGTTGGTTGTGATTATTACTTTTGGAGACTCAGTAACATCTAACTTAATGCTGTCCTTTCCTTTATATTCTATAGTAATACCCTCTGTAATTACACTAAATAAATTCTCAAAGTTGAATGATTTTTTAACATCATCAAACACTAACACTTGGCAGTCAGTTGATACACTCTGATAAGGGAAGGACTTGGCAAAATCAAAGGTTTTACCATCCAAAGACTGCACCTTTCTAAGTTGTTTCAAAGCATTCCAAAAAAGACCTTTCCCTGAACGTCCGTTTGGATTCTCACTTATCACCTCATCATTGAATATGATAGCTTTGTTGTTTGAGTTAGTCTTGAAGGAGTGAAGGAGATATCCAATTACAGTCTGAAATGCTTTGTATTTTTCTCTATTTTGACCAGCAATCTTCCAAATGAATGTTCTATATTCTGACTTATGGTGATCAGTTGGATAGTAGTCTCTGTTAATCACCTGGTCTCTCCACACTCCAGTGTTTAAATCTGAGTAGCTAATTATTTCACGTTTCTCTTTTGTCACTTTGACTATGCAGTTACGATAAAATAAGTAACACTCATCCTTAGTATCCTTCAACACCTCAATAGGTTTTGATTTTAGAAGGCTCAAGTAGTCTCTTTTAAAGAATTTCAAGTTACCAGTCATAAGATTAAATACACCCTCATCACATTGGTTGCGTTCTATCCAGTCAATCACATAGTCTTTTATGTCCTTCTCATAGACAATCTTCATAAAGATACCTTGCTTTTGTATGAAGTCAAAAGTACTGCCTTCATTTGGGGAGTTTTTAAAGAAATCATGTGATTCAAGGAAGTCTTTAAATCTTTTATTATTCAGTGAATAGTTACCTTTCTCATTCTTACTCCAAAACTCCTCATTGTCAACCATGTTGAACTTTTTACGAAGCTCATCCTTGGCTCTCTTCCAATCACCATCATACTTTAACTCAGTTAGTATGTTAAATGGTGAGTAGGCCTGCTTTGCTGTAAATGGTTTACAAGATAGATCCTCTGAGAATATGTAGAACATACCAGTGTAATGTCCAAAAGTAGCTGAGAAACCATCTTTTATATCCTTGTTTGGCCTGGTCCAATACTCAACGTCATCGTTCCTGGTCTCACAATACTGCCATCCAACTTTTGCAAGTAATTCTTTGGCCTCATTTTGAAACTCAAGATTGTACTTTCCATCTGGAGTAGTATCCTTCCAGGTGTCGGCCCACTTTTTATTAGAGTCAGATGTTTTTGATCTTGAAACAATCTCTTTGTACTGGTTGAATGAGTGTGCAAATTCTTTAATTACTTGCATCTCATCAGCTGATTCCAATGGAGTAAGTTTAATATACTCTGGTCCTTTGATGTGAGTATATCCAATACTTGGCCAGCAAGCAGCGTACTGTCCATTGCCTCTAATCTCAATCATTACTGACTTAGTCTGCCAGTATGCAAAGCATTCACCAGTCAACACCTCATCTCTGTAGATGAAGTAGATATGATATCCACCTCCAGCTGTTGAATAAATGGATAGTTTTCCCTGGATTAATAAATCTTGAATATATGATAATGAAATGTAACTATTGTAGATGTCATCAATAGGCTCACCATTGTGCTTATCAAAGTCCAGGCAGTAAAATCCATCAGATACTTTGCCGCAAGCTATACCTATCTTTTGAGCCTTCTCAAATAATTTTGGTATGTCATTTTCATTTACTAAATCATATAAGTAGTTGTGGCCTTTATCCAGGAGAGGGGCCTTGTTGTCTCTTAATGGTAAAGGTTGGAGCCCTTCCATTAGTAAATCATAAGCATAATCAGTTAAATTCATAATTTTAAGCATAAAAAAACCCCCTAAATC